GAATCTATTTTCACCTTTTACAAACTTCATATAACTGCTTTCACCACTGGAAGGCACGCTATAATCAGCATTAAGTAAACCACTCATCGATTACTCCTTTATTAGTTTATATGAATATCCGCGCGTATCTAATGAATATATTAATTGAGTTAGTTGATCTTCAGAAATTGATGCCTGAATACCAATATCAGATTCATTAGATTGCGGACTGTATGTTTTCGATTTATCGAAAATCTTTCGACATTCTTGAGCAAAAACAAATCGCTCATTGTCATTTGGTATAAAAATTATATATTTTACGTTCATGGACAGCACCTAATAGTGTTAAGAGAGAGAGAGTAGTTGTGGGTACACTATTAAAAGTGGTGCTGCCCATGTCTTATGGAGCAAATCTAATAAGGCCATTGAATAAATTCCATCTTAATACCAAGTACACGCGCAATGCGCACTTTATGTTCATGTCTAAATTTTCTTTTGCCATTCATCATTAGTGATAACATGGACTTATCGAGTGCAATATGTTTAGCTAATTGATTTTGTGAAAAACCACACTCTCTCATATGTTGTTTTAATTCTTTCATGTGTTGACAGAAACTAAGAAACTTTGTCAACACTTGGCAAGGATTATTTTAGAACTCTTCTGCGATACTCATCGATAAATTAAAAACATCTGGTGCAACTTGTTGCATATCAAGTGAGTCTTGAGCAAATCTAGCAAATAGATAATCAGACTCAGACGTTGAAGTGCCATCTGTTGTAAATATAAAAGGTATATGTGGACCATTTACTTTATTCCATACATCTTCTACTGTAGAGTCATCTGTTGGATTATGAGTGCTGTAATCATTAGGCATAACATCACTAGATTGTAGAAAACTAAAATTCATATCGTATGACATTCTACCACCAAAAACTTGTTGAGGTGATGTTGTAGTTACAAATGGAGATTTGTTTTGAGATGCTGCTGACTTACCAAAACTTGCCATGTTAGAATATCTTTGACCTCCAACAGATTCTTGCACGTTGACTTTATCAAATGTTATTAATCTATTAACATTTAAGTCTGGAGAATGAGGCATGTCAAAAAATTCACCTGCTAATATACACCCAACTGTAAAATCATTAGAACTAGAAAATGCAGATCCTTGACCTTCTATTTGAATGCCTATAAATCTATCGTTAATCTCAGAAAATGTTAAAATAGTGCTTCCATCAGCACTAGGCACTATTGTGAAAGGTGAACTTCCACCAACTGTACCATTTAAAATTTCTGTAGATTGTATGGTGTTGGCACTTGTCATATTTGCACTTTGAATTTGTGATTCTGTATCTGTACTAGCAATTCTAAATTTCGCATTTGATGAATTAGCATTATGATTTAAAATTGCTATAAAATTACATACATTTGTATTTGTTCCCATTAGATCCAAAGTAATTATTACATGATCTGCTCTGGTTGTAGCAGATGCTTTTGTATTAAATGTCACTAGGTTACTAGGTCGCATATCAAAGAGATCAGCCTCAACACCACCTCCAGATTTTATCCCTACTAAATTAGAGCCGCTATTTTCAGCTAAAACATCATAATTTGTATCTACCGCTACACCTCTCGACCTTCTATAACTTATTGAATCACAGTAAAATCTTGGTGTTCTAATATTTACATTTGCCATTACGCTATCTCCCTTGCTGTAAAGCTTATTTTTCCTGGCGATCTTTTAAAATCAGTAATAATAAAAATTAAATTAGTAAATGCCTTCCCAAAAATTTTTTCTGGATACATATCCTCAAACTTTACTTTTGAGCCTATTCCTAATAAATCTGCATTATCATCGTGATTGTAAAATTTTGAGTTTACAATCGTTGCTTCTACTATTGCTTTTACTGAACCAAAAATATTATCATAATATGTATACCAATCATCATTAGGATTAGAGCTAGGCGATGAAGGCACTGTAGGTGAAATGTATGTATCTAAATTTACTTGAGTTTTATTTTCATCTGCAGGAATGTTGTAATTTGTTCTAGTTGTGCTATTTACACTATCTACTGAAACTATATATCTACTTTCAGCAGGATGTTTTTGATAATTTACATTTATGTTGGTTTGTAATTCTGTAAATGGAGTATGTTTTATGGTTACATCTGCTAAATCACTTTTAGACAAAGTAATGTCTGCACTTTCACTGTCTTTAATATGTATATATCCTCTATTTGGAGAATAAACAAAGCCACCTTCAAATTGCAATTTTTCTAGTGCTTTTTCTAAATCAATAATATCATTTTGCCAATATCTTATAACCCAATTTTTATCGCTATCTAAATCACTCCAACCATTTGGATCAGAGTCAGATAAGCCTGCAAATCTACTCAACAAATCTCTATGAGCTTCGTGTATCTCAGTAATAGCAGCACTACTATTATATCCATTTGCAGGTAATCCATCATTTGCTGTGTATAATTTTTCCAGTGGAGTTTGCTCTATTCTTTGAGTAAGTACAAAAATGTCATATATTTTTACGTTAGCAATTAGAGTAGGCAGTGTAGCACCTGTATCTTGAGATATAAAATCTGCTTTTATTCTTAGTTTTTCTGTAGGTCCTGTTAATTGTATTTTTTTTAGATCTATTGACTGACTGGATGTAAATGAATTGATTTGCCTCCCAGTATCAGTATCCCATGTAATTCTTACTCTACTACTATTTCCTATTAAACTTACAATTTCAACTGCATATCTTATAAACAAAACATTTAATGTTTGATTTTGACTAAATGTACTACTATCATCATGGCTTGCAGCAGTCGTTCCATTAAAAGCTCTTCCCACTGATAATGTATTTGAAGAAATAGAGTTGATATTCATTTCCTCATCATCTACTTTTATTACATCAAAATTACTTAAATTATCACCATTGGTAATATCTACGCCAGTTTCAGATGAATTTAATGCTTCATCTAACTGCGCAACATCACCATCAGCTTCTTTTGCAGTAATAAATTCAGATTGTCTCAAACCTGAAACTGGTTTAAAACTATATTCATATTTAATTGCTGACTGAGTATCAGTTGCCACATCACTATTGCTCCACTGGGAAAAAGTGCTGTTATCTGCATCTATAGCATTTGCTGCATTAGATACTGAATCAACTTGAGAAAGAATTTCTTCTACAGAATGCGCTCTTTGATAAAATGCTCTTTTTTGCGTTGCTTTAACTTGACCATGATGTGCATTGTCTGTATTATTTGTTGAACTCTCTGCATCCTCTAATGGAACAAAAACATCTAAGTTTTTTTCATATACTGCTAATTCAGCATCAGATGTAGCAGATCCATCTATATACAAAGATTTTGCATTTTGTATTATGTTAAAAGGTACTGGTCTATATGCCTTACTTGTTAGATCACTTGCATATTGTGGAGATGCAAATGTAGTAGCAGAGTTTTTTGTATAATTACCAAAACTTACAGGAATAGGAATAAGATTAGTAGTAGTTTTATCTTGAGGAAATGTAATATCAGCAAATGGTCTATGCGCAGTCAAACTTAAAGATATTTTGTCTTTTTGCATTGATACATTTGTTAATCTAAACTTTCCGAGTTCTACTTTTGTTTGATTATTAATTTTACAATGAACAGTTACAATTTGATTTATAAAATAATTTGAACTAAAAACTAATAATTCACTAATAGGATTTCCCAAATAATTAAAATCTGGTATTTGCACTGAAATATTAGATGTTTTTGCAGTAGACTTTGCTAAGTTTAATGATTCTCTTATAATAGGTCGATTTAAAATAACACCATAATAAAAAATACGTGAATCAGTAACGTCTGAAAATGCAAGGTATAAATCATCACCAGATCCTGCAAAATGAAATAACCAATTTTCTACAATATTTGAATTTCTTATTTCACTTCCAAAATTAGGCAAGATTCATACTCCTTGCCTTTTCGATAGCTGGTAAAATGCTTTCTACTACTGTATCATCAACTAATGGTGCTGAAATATTTACTGTTACTGAACCACCACCTGCGCTACCAGTTCTATTCATATCAGCTAGGTTCTGCACGCCAATGTTTTGCACTGCACTTCTTTGCATAATAAACTCACCTGCCTGCGCCATAATTGGAACGTTATCTCTACCTTGAACCATACCACCAGTTGCAAATCTTTGTATGCTATTATTACCAATTAAACCACCTGTGTGTCCAACTAACATTGATAAACCTGTTAATCCAGCACCAATTAATTGTCCACCTGGAACTAAAGCAGCCAAACCTGCAAGAGTTCTTAACAAAGATGCAAACTTTTGCTCTTGAGACATACCTTCTGCTGTTAATTGTTTTAATCCACTTGCTAATGTAGTGATTGCAGAAGCAGCAACGCCTGCCATGTCTTTGGTTTTGCCTAAATTAGTATTTAAACTATCTATAGCAGTATCAAAATCAGCTTCACTAATTCCATTTTGACTAATAATTAATTCTTTATTTGCCTCCATCAAAGCTCTAGTAGTTTCAATGTTTCTACGCTGACCTTCATCTGTTTGAGAGAATAGTGAGTTAAATGATGATAATATATCTAATCTTTCTTTTTCTGAATCAGCAAGTAAATCATTTAATTCTTTTTGCGCAGCTAAGTTTGTTCTTCTGCGTTCATCATCTTCATTAAAAAATTCAGCAGCAGATTGTTTTTTCTTTTCTTCTTCAGCAAGCATCTTTTGTAATTCTGCTTGAGCTTTAATTAAAGTTTCTCTGCGCATTTCTTCAGCATTAGCTTCTGCTGTCGCAATTGTTTGATTTTTTTGCGCTAACTCAAGTTCCTTTATTCTTTCAGTATATAGTGCAACTAGTTCAGTTGCGCGGTTTGTGGTGTTATTTGTTGTTT